TTCGGAAAATTTTCAGATATAGCAAAAGAAACGTTTGATATTTTTGATGCTATGAATGACTTGAGAGACGACCTGACGTGCGTTGTTATTATGCATACCGAAATTGACGTATCAGGGATGCATAATGCAAAAACTATCGGTAAGGCTATCGATAACTATGTGAATATCGAAGGCACGTTTACGTATGTATTCCATGCGTTAGTTAGCGAAGGCAATTATGTTTTTTTAACTAACAGTGACGGTCAGCATGTATGCAAAACCCCAATGGGATGCTTTTCTGAAAGCAAGATAGATAATGACTTAAATGAAGTTATCAAAACTATTCATAACTACAACAACGAGGACTAAATCATGAGTTTCTATACCGCACCCAACGGCCACAAGGCTACAGGAGAAGAAAGTAAAGCATTTGCACCGGATTTCTCGACAATCCCTGAGGGCACTACCGCTGTAGCTAAAATCAAGGCTTTCGAGGTGGTTAACAAAGAAGCCACACAATATGCCGACGCACAAAAGTTCATCCAAGTAACGTACAAAATCTTGGAAGGTGATTATGTTCACAGGGAAGTGACCCAGAAAATCAAATGCTTTGAAGGCAGCGATGCGGCTATTGAAAGAAATTTAAACATGCTTGTTCTTGTCATGAAGCTTTGTAAGTTCACGCCTACACACAACAACGAGCCAACAGCGCACGAGTTAGCTAGCATGATTGGCTCAGTGGTTGGTATTACCATTGGTGAATGGTCTATACCGAAGAAAGATGGATCGGGCTTAATGGAAGGCAACTTCGTCAGAAAAGTGGCTTCATCCGAGGGTTTTGCATGTGAAACCGGCGTTAAAGCTGAGCCTAAACCAATGCCGATGCCTGATAGTGCATTTGCGCGAGACAAGGCACGACGTGATGCGGCTGACGAGCTGGAGAGTGACATCCCGTTCTAAAACAGTTTGCCAAGTTAGGAGGCGTCTTAGCTTGGCATTTTTACAGGAGTAACGCATGAAAACATTTCAAGAATTGCGTGATCATATTCACGAATGCAAATATAGCGAGATGGAAGCGATGTGTGATGGTCCTGGACAAATGTCACAGTTTCAGTTGGGCCAATTCTCGGGCGCTGTTATGACATACAACGAAATAGATAGGCTATTAAAAAATGCCATTAAATATGAAGATGTTGAGTAGGTTGTGAAGACACTTAGGCCGTATCAGGAAAAAGCCGTAAACGAAGCTTGGGCAATGTTAAAAAAGAGCAGCGCCCCCGTATTGTTTGAGATGTCGGTGGGCGGTGGTAAGTCGATTTGCATCTCCAGTGTACTTAAAACAATGGTAGACCAAGGGAAAAACGCTTTATGCTTGGTTAGTAGTGCGGAATTGGTTAGAAATAATTCTGAAGAATTTAAAGAATTTGGGGGCGACCCTTCTATTTTTTGCGCTTCACTGAATGACAAAAGTCATGATAAAAACATTGTTTTTGCCACACCTCAATCAGTGATTAATGCCGTGAAATCCAACCACCCTTTGGCCCAGCGTAAATTTAACCTAATTATTGTTGACGAATGCCATCAAATTAATTTTCATAACCATCGCTCCATATTCATGCGAATACTTCGCCATTACAAAGCTCATTACAAAGATATGCGCTTACTTGGGTTTACGGGCACGCCGTTTAGGGGTGAAGAATCTATTGTTGGTGAAGAGGCGGTATTTAAGTCTCATGTTGCTAACATCAGCACAAGTTATCTAATTGAGCATAATTATTTAGTTCCACCTGTATTTGTCACTACTGAGACGGAAGGTTTTGATTTCAGTAAGTGCAGGCCTCAAAACACGGGTGAATTTAAAGGTTCTGATTTACAAAAAGTGGTCGATAACAAGCGATTAACGTGGGATATCCTTCAAGAAGTTGATGTTTTCATGCAAAAACGTAACGTTTGCATCGTATTTTGCAGCACAAAGTCGCATTGTTATGAGGCGTTCAGCGCTTTGCCCAAAGGTTCAGCTCGCATCATACTAGGGGACACAAAAAGTGATGAGAGACACAAAATACTTACGCTTGCTCGTAACAAAGAAATTAAGTACTTAGTAAGTGTAAATTGTTTACTTGTTGGGGTTAACGTTCCAGCCATTGATTGCATTGCGTGGCTACGTCCTACGTCTAGTTTACTGTTATATATTCAGGGTATTGGCCGTGGTTTGCGTTTAAATGATGGCAAGCAAGATTGCTGGGTGCTTGATTATGCTGGAAACACATCGAGGTTTCAGGATTTTGACGATCCGATTATTAACGAAGCCGTCCAGCCTGACGAAGAAAGCGTAAAAGATTATGTGATCGTATGCCCTGCCTGTGCCCAACTTAACACAGATACTGCAAGACGTTGTGTTGGTGTAACTAATGACAAGCGTTGTGATTATTATTTTGAATTTCGAGAGTGTCCCAACACGTCATGCAACGCTCAAAATGATATTGCTGCGAGGCAGTGCCGATTGTGTGAGGCTGAAATAATAGATCCAAACGCAAAGCTTAACATTAACTTAACAAAAACTGTCGTTAAAATAGTTACAGTAAAAGAAATGCTAATGGGTGTCTCAGGTGGGGCGTACGGTTTCCGCGTGAATATCGAATATAAATGCTTTGATGAACATGGGAAAAAGTTTAGCGTGTATGAAGGCTACACACCCATGAGTGAAAAAGGTAAGAATATATTTTACGGTAAATTTGTCCGCGTACACTGTGAAACAAGCTCTTACTATTACCCTCATTTAAGAAATATTGAAAAAGTTAAAGAGATGTTAGATCACATAACCGCGCCTAAACTCCTTCATTTAAATATGAAAGATGATGGTGTGAAGATTAAAAAGAAGTTATTTTAACAAAGCACATATGTTTCTTGTTGTTTCCACAACCGGAGATAAAATCATGGAAAATCAAGATGTAGTTGTACGCGATGTTAATTCAACTGCACCAGCAGTTAACTTAACACCTCACCTTCACAAAGAATCAGCCACCGAAGTTTACGTAAAAGCCGAAGTCCTAGGCAATAAATTGTCATTTTTTGCCAAACGACAAGCTGTTATTGATAAAGATGTTATTCCTCAATCTTCATGCTGCCCGTGGTTATGCGGGCAGTAACTAACAAATGGGTTTGCCATGGGTGAAACACCTAGCAAATTGGGGGCTATTCTATGTTGGCCCATGTTCGCCTTAATTTAACCGAAGAAACCTGGCCTTTTGAGACCCTATATTTTTCTGCTACTTCCACCCCTTTCATGCTCTTTAAATCTTCCCTTATAGCCGACACTAAATGCTCGGTTAATTGGTTAGTTCTGGTGTTTTGAGACTGTTCTTGTGGGGTAGCCCACCGGCAATTATCTGGCCCGTAGCCTTTATTGTTGTCAATTCTGTCGATGCTTAGGTTGTCTTTGCAACCATTACTTAGAGACCACCTAATAAAATCAGTTGAGGATTTCCATTCTGGACTTATCGATATTCCTCGGCCCCCATATCTGTAATAATCCTTGTTATTCTTGTTACAACATCTAGCCTTCATGCTTGAGAAAACATTCCTTAATCTTTTTTCATCACGAACATCAAGAGGCAATGCCTTTCGGCAACCACAAGATTTTTGGTGAGGTAAGGTAGAGATGCAAACGGTGAAATGAGAAAAACAAACCTTACATTCCGCAACGCAAAAACGCCTACTTCTGCAGCCATCTCTTTTACCTAGGTCTTTTTCAATTCGAAATCCATTAATAACCTCTGGAAGAGGCTTTAAATTTGACATACAATACACCTGTTAGTTATATAAGCCGGAAGGTTGCACCCTTTATCCGGCTTATTGTTTTAAAGCAATATATTCTTCAATTGCACTTTTGCATGACTCTAATCCAATGCACACTTTACCAAAATAACCAGTCTTTAGCATTCTTTCAAGGAAATCAAGTTGGCCTTGAGTGTGCTCCTCGTTGCTTGGTAAAAGCTTCCACCCTTCTTTTTTTACCTCTATAAAAGCACCGTGAAATTCCCCGGAAGGGTAAGCTATGAATAAATCAGAAGCAAACTTATGCAGTCCCATTCTTTTTGCTGTTTGATGCCCTTGAACGCTGCGCTTACCTTCGTTACCTATCATAATAACGTGACAAGAAACTTCAGGGTAATTGTGCTTCAGCCAATTAACAAAATTTATTTGAACTGTTTGCTCAGGTTTAAGAGCCATAACCTTCCCGAATCATCAGTGCTATATCGTTCGCCCTGCCATGAACCTGTGTGGCCCATTTAGAGTCAAGCGCTTCAAGTGCTGCGGTAGTGTAGTCATGATTTGCTAGTGCGGCGATCATCTTTTTAAAACCAAGTAATCGTGGCAAACCTAAGTTGTAACACATATTCACAAGCGCATCTTGTACGTTAGGTGGTTGTCCGTAATACCAATCTAATGGTGCTAATTCTTGTTTGCATATCAAAATATCATTAGCCAGCATAAACTCGGCTTCTTCGCGCGATATGCCACGGTCAGTTAAATTTCTTCCGTAACCAATGGTTAATTTTCCAACAGTATCGAGGTAATAATTATTTCTAAAACCTTCGTGTTGTTTGATCCACGTCTCTAAAGATTTCATAACGACCTCCTGTCATTTTGCTTTATTCCGGTGATATATCTATCTCAATTCCGTGCGCTTTCAATACTGCTTCAGCGCCTTGTTCTAGGACACCATCCCTTTTACCGCTAAAAAAATAAGAACCAAACCCAACAACTAATGCTAATATTATTACGCCGCCATTCATCCAAGCTGCCTTCATATGATACTCCTTTAATAAGTGCCTGCGCCACCACGAAGAAGCGCAGGCATCTCTACAGTTAAGCCATATCTACAACTGAATACCAAACGTCAACTTTATACGTAGAAGCTGTGCCGCCAGTAAAATCAGCAGTAGCCATAGCTAAATACAAGCCTTCATCTAATGTAGCAGAATCAACAAGCGTGGTATCAACTGGTGTGAAACCAAAGCTTGTATCTGCTGTAGCTGCAATCAATGTCGCCGCTGCAAGAGTAGCTGTTGCTTTTGTGCCCGCACCGTTAACTGTTGATGCGTATTGCAAATGCATCGCGCCGCCATTTGCCAACACTGTGCCGCCGTAATTAATGGCTAAAGTTGCCCGGTGAAGAATGTTTTTCTTGCCAGCGCCAGGAGCAGCCACCACTAATGCACTTGCAGCATACGAGCCAATAAACTGAGCTAATGTAACATCAACTTGGACATGTTGAATCAAAGATGACAAATCCAGCAAAGGAACAAATCCACCCGTGGTGCTGTTATATGTAAATGTATTTTGGCCGCCACTGTATGAAATAGCTACCAAACAACCATCTGGAAAAGTGAAAGCTCCGCTGTTTAATGCATAAATTGCATCTGATTGCGTAGCCCAATATCCAGCAGCTTCGATAACGTCTAATGAATCGCTGGTTGTGATTCGAACCATGGTTGGTTGAACGCCCCAGTCGTACGAAATAGCTGTAATAGACATGTTAAATTCCTCTAATTAGTGAATGAATTACTTAGTACACCTTGCAACTTTAATGGTTTTCTTCGTCAACTTCATCACCTAAATCATCCTTTTCTTCTAATGATTTAATTTGACCTTCAAGCACTTGCATTGCACCCGATAACCGGTGAAACATCTGCTGTGTTTGTTCGCGTTGCTCGATTATTAACTTGAGTTGTTCTTGTAAATTTTCTAATGTGATCATTTTATCCCTTAATTAATTCTGAATCGTCTTCAGCAGTCGGTATAATATCGAGCGCTAACTCTTCGAAACTCATCGTTTCATAAACTATATCACTTTTGGGGCATGACTTATAAAACCACACATCATGACTTTTACTGTATAAAACTTCACTCCACGCTAGCGTTGTAGATGCATAGTTAGCGCATACATTAGACTTCATAAATATATCAAAGTCACATGCTTGCGCACCAATCGCTTTTTGCTCAGTAGGGAATGCATTGTACGTACTCATGAAATGGTTACCCCCCACTTTTCGCCTAAGTACCTGAATAAACTAAGCTGGTTTGAAGCTGAAACAAGCCCTTGATATACGATTACTTCAGCAACGCTACCTTGTACGAACGAAGCATTACCCGCCGAACCTATAGTCACGTCAGCCGGCGTGCTCACACCGCCCGTGCCAGTAACGATTGCTGAGTTATTCACGTTAAGTGTTCCGGTGTCGGTTGAGCCAACGTACGTCACCATCGCAACGAAAGGGGCAGCAGATGCTGATACACCACTGTCTAAAACCAAAGGTGGGAGTCCACTTCCAGCTGTGGAACC